GCCAGACCTACGCCGACGCATCACTCACCCGCATCCCGCCCCACGTCGACCGCCCCGACTGCATCAGCGTCAGCGGCCTTGATGGCATCTGCAAACTGATCCGCACCGAGCTTGCAAAGATCAACACCGTCGTCATGGTGCAGGCCAAGAGCTACAAGAGCGTCGAGGTCATGACCACATATCTGCCGGACTTCTCCCGCAATATCCTCTACCGCGCCGAGGCTGACGTCCCGGGCCTGCGTACAGGTTTTCGCGGCCGCGAGGTCGCGCTGATCGAGCTGCGCAGTCTGTTCATCCCTAACGAGGGTACAGCCTACCTGCTCGACCTACTGAGCCGAATGACCGACGAGAACAGCGTCTCCACCAAGGACAACGGAGTCACGCAGACCGTGGAGGCCCGTCAGGGCGTCGCGCTCAACGCTCTCGTCGAGGTCAAACCCCGCATCCAGTTACAGCCGTTCCGCACCTTCCTCGAGGTGCCTCAGCCTGAGAGCGAGTTCCTGCTGCGCGTCGACCCCAACGAGGGGATCGGCTTCTTCGAGGCCGACGGCGGCGTCTGGAAACTGGAGGCCAAGCGCAACATCGCCGACTACTTCGAGAAAAACCTGAAGGATCTGATCGAGGCCGGCAAGGTCGTCGTGATGAAGTAAATCAGCAAGGCCGGGCGGGCAGCACCCGCTCGGCCGTCTGAGAAAGGAGCCACACATGGAAAGACTAACCGCGCAGCGCTGCAACGGCATCAAGACCGGGTACTGGAGCCCGGCCAAGAAGGACGACCTCGTGCAGCGTCTCGGCCCTTATGAGGACATCGGCCTCGAGCCTGCCGAAATCGTGAAACGGCTCAAGGACGCGGAGAAAGCCGCAGAAGGGAGAAACGCATGAAAGAATACACAACACTGACCCGGGAGGCCGTCGACGTGGCCGAAGGCGCTACCCGATACATGAGAGAGACGCCCCCGATGGAACACTGGAGTGACAAAATGCTCGACCTGCTCCTGAATGGGCCTACGATCAACGGTATAAAGAAGGACGAAGTCAGGGCGCTGCTGCGTCAGACCTATGCAGCCCTGAAGCGCTACGAGGCGATCGGCCCGATGGCGTCACCTTTTATGAACGACCCGACCGCGATCGTCGCCCTCGCCTTCAGGGAGCTGTACCCGCGCCTCGAATACTATGCACAGTACGTCCCGGGGCTCGAGGACGAGGAAGGGAAACCGGCCTGCGGCCTGACCATATTCCCGGACGACGGCAGCGCACCGATCGTCTGCATCTCGGCCGAGGTGCCGATCAGCGCCGGGCCTGAGTTGCTGGCCCACGAGCTCGCCCACGTCGCGGCCGGCAAAGCCGCCGAGCACGGCCCTGAGTGGAAGGCGGCAGAGGAGGCCATCTTCCAGAAGTACAATGAGATCCTCGACGCCAAGATCCCCGACGAGCCCGTGGAGGTGGCAGTCACCCCGCACAAGGCCGGCGACGGCGGGATCCTCGCCATGCCTCTGAAGGCCAACATCCCCGACCCGCAGCGCGACGACTGGAAGCTCGTCACCTGCCCGATCTGTGGAGCTGAGTGCTGGGAGACCGACCTCGCCCGTCAGGCGATGGCAGCCGAGCCCGAGCTCCGCGCAGCCTGTACCACCTGCGCCCTGAAGGCCGGATTGGTAGGAAAAGGGGCGACGAGATGAAAGAAACACCAAGCTGCCGCACTTGCGGCTATATGAAAATAACAGGGAGAGCGAGAAGGACGGGAAACAACTCGCACTTAAAAGGTACTCGCGGGAGCTGTATGTGCGAGCATCCAAAAGCGCGGGCGACTTTTGCAAAGGTATGCCCCCGCAGCCCACGCATGGAGGGCTTTATCGGATTTACTGCGCCGGGCGGAAACTCGCCAACCATTAAGACTTCACCCAAGTGGTGCCCGCAACGCCCCGAAAATCAAGGAGGTAGAACACAGTGAATGACAACAACAAAAGCAACGGCAGCACCGGCGGCATCTTCTGGACACTGCTGGCCGTCGCTTTTATCGTACTGAAGGTCACGCACCTGATCGACTGGCCGTGGGTGTGGGTGCTGGCCCCGATCTGGATCCCCGCGGGGATCGTGCTGGCTGCCATCGTGGTCGTGCTGATCGTTGTGCTGACAAAAGAGGTACTCAGAGCGCTGGAGAGGAGGAGACGCTGATGGAAAGAGAAGAACGCACCGCCCTCCTGACAAAAGCGATCCGCGCCTACGGAGAGCCGGCACAAATTGACATGGCGATCGAGGAGATGGCCGAGCTGACCAAGGCACTCTGCAAAATCAAACGGGCACAGGACGGATGCGAAGCGACCGCAGCAATCGGCAACGCGGTCGAGGAGATGGCTGACGTCCAGATCATGCTCGACCAGCTCCGCATCATCTTCCACCGCTCCACCGAGGAGATCGAGGAGGCGAAGCTGGAACGGCTTGCCGGAAGGCTGCACACCAGATACACCGAAAACGGAATGATCCGCGAAGCAGAAAGGAGGAGCAGCCAATGAACAAAGCAACCTGCCGGGGCTGCGGCGCTCCGATCGTCTGGATCAAAACGCCGGCCGGGAAGGCCATGCCGTGCGATCCGGCGCCGATCTATTATAGGGCAGCGGTCGGCGGGAAGGACAAGATCGTTACCGCCCGGGGTGAGGTCGTGAGCTGCGAGATCGTGCCCGGCGCTGAAGCCACAGACGCCGGATACCGGCCCCACTGGGCCACCTGCCCGCAGGCCGGGCAATTCAAGAGAGGAGGAAAGCACAATGGCAAAGGATAAACCACAGCCGCAGGACGGGCCGGAGCTGGCTGAGTACATCACCACAGCGGAGCCGAAGGCATACGCCGACGGCGTCCCCGTGTTCTGCGCCCATGACGCCATCGTGCCGATCAAAGACCTCCAGCCGAACCCGAAAAACCCGAACCAGCACCCGCCGGAGCAGATCAAGCTCCTCGCCTCGGTCATCCGGGCGACGGGCTGGCGCGGGCCGATCACCGTTAGCACCCGTAGCGGCTACATTGTGAAGGGCCACGGCCGTCTCATGGCTGCCGAGCTCGACGACCTGAAGGAGGCGCCGGTCGACTACCAAAACTACGCCAGTGAGGCCGAGGAGATGGCCGACCTGACTGCTGACAACCGCATCGCAGAGCTCGCCACCATCGACAACAAAATGCTCGCCGAGGTATTTGCGGACATTGACACCGGCGAGATCCCGTTCATGCTATCCGGCTACACCGAGGAGGACTACGGCAACATCGTCACCGCCCTCTCTGAAGCCGTCCACGATCAGGAGCTCAAGGGCGACCCCGACGAGGAGATCCCACCGCCTGCCAAGCCCGTCACGCAGTACGGCGACCTCTGGATCCTCGGCAAACATCGCGTCCTATGTGGAGACTGCACCCGGCCAGAGGATCGCGCTCTGCTGCTGGATGGAGCGACGCCGGAGATCCTGCTGACTGACCCGCCCTACTGTTCGGGAGGCAGCAAGGAGTCGCAGAAGTCAACCGGCAGCATCGGCACGACACACAAGGACGGCAAAGCCCCGAAGATCGCCAACGACATCCTCAGCACCCGGGGCTACCAAAACCTGATCCGCGGCGCTCTGACCGACATCCCGTGCCTCTACGCCTATATCTTCACCGACTGGCGAATGTGGGTGTATCTGTTCGATCTGGTGGAGGCTGCTGGCTTCGGCGTCAAGTCCGAAATCGTATGGGACAAGGGCACGCCGGGTATGGGCGTCGGATGGCGGTCGCAGCATGAGCTCATACTGTTCGGCGCCCGAGCTGCGACACACTTCGACGGCCACAAAGGCTATGGCAACGTGCTGAGCATCTCCCGCTCCGGGAACGAGCTGCACCCTACACAGAAACCCGTCGAGCTGCTGGAAAAGCTCGTCGACAATACGGACTTCGCCCGGGGCGTCTATGACCCCTTCGGGGGATCCGGCACAACAATGGCCGCCTGCGAGGCACACGGGCAGCCCTCGTACCTGATGGAGCTGACGCCAGCCTTCACCGACGTGATCGTGAAGCGCTACATCCGCATCACAGGCAAGAATAACGTCCGCTGCGTCCGTCAAGGCAAGGAGCTCCCGTGGGAGGCCATCGCCGAGATCTTCGAGCCCGACGACGAAGGAGGTGAGCAGGAGTGACGCCCTGACAGAATGGCAGACCAACCGATCACCAAAAAGATTAAAGAACGACTGAGTAGGTACACCAACCGCCTGCGGAATATAGACAACCAATACGCCCGCCTCGACCGGCTGGAGGCGAAGATGCAGGCACCACCGGGGCCAGATCTCACAGGTATGCCCCGAGGCAAGGGCACACCGACAGACCGTACCGGCATGATGGTCATGCGCAAGATGGAACTTGAGGAGGAGATTGCCAAGGCCATCGAGGAGGAGAAGGCTGAGCACAAGGCTATCGACGCCATGATCCAGAAGATCGAGGATCCTGACGAGCAGGCTGTCCTCCGGCTGCGCTACTTTGACCGGGCCGGCTGGGACGACGTTGCCTTCGCTTTGTATGGAGACCAGCCCGACTATGTAGACCGGGACGCTGCATTTCAGCGGCGCACCTTCAGACTGCACGGGAGGGCCCTGCTGGCCCTCACCCGCGTGGACATGGAACAGCACCCCGAGCTTTATGAAGGCGCCGCAGAGAACGACGCAGGCCCCGCAGCGGGCGAAGTAAATGACAGTAAAGTGGTACTAAAACGGAGTGAATGACATTGAATGTCAGCCCACTCCTGTGGTATTCTGTATCATGCAAAAGACCAGCGGACGAAGGCAGAACACTGAGCCAACGTCCGACAAGGAACCACACAACAACCGCATAACAGCCGCAAGGCAACCAACCGTCGAGCGCACAGCGCCCGGCGGTTTTTCTATGCCCTGAAGGAGGTGAACACTGTGGCCGGCGGCACAATCACCATGCAGATCGAGAGCCTCCAAAAACTTCTCGACCAAGTACAAGAGATCGACGAGAAAGGCCGCAAGGCCGTGAAGGCCACGGTCAGAGACGTCAAGAGCCGCGCCCCGAGCTGGATCGCTCAGGAGGTCACGGCGGTCTACAACATTAAGAAGTCGGAGATCACGCCCGCCAGCGGCAAAGGGGCCAAACCGAAAAAGATGGCCGGCAGCATCCGCGTCAGTGGTGAGACAATCGAGGAACTGACCATCACATACTCCGGCCGGCTGCTGACCCCTGTCCACTTCGGAATGACGCCTAAGACCCCACCAGCGGGCAAGAGCTACACACTGAAGATGCAGGTCATCAAGGGGCAGAAGAAGGTCATCGGTCGCTACAAAAACACACGCACTCCGGGCGGCCCATACTCTGAGAAGTCGCACAACATCCTCATGGGTACAGGCAGCGCCAAGGCCGATGGCGTGAGCCACATCCCCTTCCAGCGAATGAGTCGGACACGCACCGACCTCCAGAAGCTCACGGCCATCTCTGTGCCGCAGATGATAACCAGCGACAAAACCAGCGACAAGATCATGACCAGACTCCAAGAGGAGACGGCCAAGAGACTCCAGCACAACCTCGACCGAGCACTCGGCAAATAAGACCAAGCCAAACACCACAGCCAGAGCCACAGAACGGGCCGCAGGACGACCGAAGCAACGCAGACGACCAAACACACGGCCAGCCAGCAAAACGCGCCACAGAGGCCGCCAGAGCGCCGCACACGACGTTCAGAGGCGCCGAAGGTACTGTGACAGCCCCTCGCGGCCTGCGGTGCTGGCGAGCCCAAAAAACGCGCAGACTGGGAAAAATTTTTTCGGGCCGTTTCGTTTCGCGGCCCCGACAGCAGAAAGGAGGAACGCCATGCCGAACAACCCCAACACAAAGCTCGTCGACAGTAAGACCATCGCGGCCATCTTCGGCGTGGATCCTCGCCGCGTGCAGCAGCTCGCCAAGGAAGGCATCATCACCGCCACAAAGGACGGGCACGCCAACCGCTACGACCTGCTGCCGACGATCCAAAAGTACATCCGATACCTCAGCGACAAAGCCAACGGCCGCGAGCCGTCCAAGAAGGACAGTGAGATCGAAGCCCGCCGGCTGGAGGCTGAGGCAGACCTGAAGCGCAGCAAAGCCGACATGGCCGCCCTCCAACTCAAGGAGCTCGAGGGCACCATGCACCGCAGCGAGGACGTCGAGGCCGTCATGACCGACCTCGTCTACAATATCAGGTCAATGCTCATAGCTCTGCCCGGTCGTCTGGCCGTCGACGTTGTGGCAGCTCAGACAGCAGCCGAGGCATCCGAGATTATCCGGGCTGAGGTCTACAAGATCCTCGAGGAGCTGGCCGCCTACAAATACGATCCCGAGGAATATGCGCGGCGGGTAAGGGATCGGGAAGGATGGAGCGACCTCTCCGATGACGCGGACGACTAAAAAAGCCGCCGCCAAGCTAAACGCCGCTATCTCGGGCTCGATCAAACGTTTCGCACCGCCCGAGAGCCTGACCGTGGACGAGTGGGCTGACAAGCACCGCCGCCTCTCACCCGAAAGCTCGGCTGAGGCCGGGCCGTGGCGCACTAAGCGCACCCCTTATCTCGAGGAGCCGATGAAAGCCTTCACGGATCCCAAGGTACACAAAATCGTCATGGTGGCGGCCTCGCAGGTCGGCAAGTCCGAACTCGAGCTGAACATCATCGGCTACATTATCGACCAAGACCCCGGCAGCATCCTCTACGTCCACCCAACGATCGACGACGCGAGGAAGTTCAGCCGGCTGCGCGTGGCTCCTATGATCCGCGACAGCAAGCCGCTGAAGGCCAAAGTCCATGACGTCAAAGCGAAGGACAGCGGCAACACCATCCTCCAGAAGTCCTTCCCCGGCGGTATGCTCACCCTGACCGGCTCCAACAGCGCATCGGCGCTGGCATCTACGCCCGCCCGGTACATCATCGGCGACGAGCGTGACCGCTGGGCCACGAGCGCCGGCACCGAGGGCGACCCGTGGGCTCTGGCTGAAGCTCGTCAGGCGACCTTCTACAACGCCAAGGCCGTCGAAGTCTCGACTCCTACCATCAAGGGCAACAGCAACATCGAGACCAGCTTCTACCAAGGCACACAGGAGCGCTGGTGCCACCGTTGCCCGGAGTGCGGCGAGTATCACGAGATCGTTTTCGACGACATCAAGTTCGAGCCAGAGGCCACACGGATCCGCGGGAAAAAGACGTGGAAACTGAAGGGCGGCGTCTCGTGGGCCTGCCCGGGCTGTGGCTGCCTGATCCCCGAGGAGACCATGCGCCGGCAGCCGGCCAAGTGGGTCGCAGAAAACCCCGACGCCTATGCCAAGGGTGTGCGCTCCTTCTGGCTGAACGCCTTCAGCTCTCCGTGGACGCCGTGGCAGAAGATCGTCCTCAAGTTCCTCGACACGCAGAACGACCCGCAGCGGCTCAAGGTCGTCTACAACACCCTACTCGGCCAGCTATGGGAGGATCGCGGCGACCTCGAGGACGAGGACACCATGCTCGCCCGGCGCGAGGACTACGGCACGCGGCCGGACGGCACCCCTGTGGAGCTGCCTGACGGCGTGCTGGTGCTGACATGTGGCGTCGATACACAGGACAACCGCCTTGAATACGAAGTAGTCGGCCACGGTCACTACGGCGAGACGTGGGGCATCGTCAAAGGTTACATCATGGGCCGCCCCGACACCCCGGAGGTCTGGCAGCGCCTCGACGACGTGATCGACCACGTCTACACCTTCAAGAACGGCCGGGGTCTGCGGATCTCCATCACCTGCGTCGACTCCGGCGGCCACTTCACCCAAGAGGTGTACGAAGCCTGCCGGGCCCGTATCCACAAGCGCGTCTTTGCTATCAAAGGTAAGGGCGGCGACGGGATCCCCTTCGTCTCGCCACCCTCGAAGGTGCCGATCCGTGACAACAAGAAGATCACCTGCTGGCTCTACACCCTCGGCGTCGACGCCGGCAAGGCGTCCATCATGGCGAGCCTCAAGGTGCAGGAACCCGGGCCGAGGTATTGCCACTTCAACCGCAACCCCGACGCCGGCTATGATCTCAACTACTTCAACGGCCTGCTCTCTGAGAAGCTGGTGCTCAAACACACCAGCCGCGGCGATCGCTGGGCGTGGGAGAAACTGCCCGGCCACAACCGCAACGAGGCGCTCGACTGCCGCGACTATGCGATGGCCGGCGTGAAGATCATCAACCCCGACATGGACGCCGTCGAGAGACGACTCAAGGGGCTCGAGGAGAAGCCGGCGCAGCAGCGCCAGCAGGCCAGACCCAAGACAAAGCGCAGCAAGGCGTCCAACGCCTTCGACGACTGGTAAGGAGGACACCACATGAAAACACGCGCAACAATCGAGGCAGAGCTCATAGTCAAAAGGAATCGGCTCGAGCTCTACCTGAAACGAGAAGCCGAGATGCTGGACGGGGGCGTCCAGAGCTACGGCATCGGCTCCCGCAATCTGGCAAGGTACAACACCGACCTCAGCCAGATCCGGGCAGCCATCAAACAGCTCGAGGACGAGATTGCCAACCTCGAGGGCGCCCTGAACGGGCAGAAGCCCCGCAAAGCCGTGGGGGTCGTCCCCCGCGACTGGTAACATCGGGAAAGAGCCCCTCCCGGGGCTTTTTCATAGGCGCAGGGCCGGAGTTTTCGCTCCTTTACTCTCGACCCTGTGCCGTCTTTTGAAAGGAGGTGAGCAACATCAGCAAGAAGAAACGCAACAGCCGACCGCAGAGCGGAAGGCAGCAGCCGCGCCCGGTCAACAAGGGCTACGGCGACGCCGGCGCGAGCTGGCAGAAGAAAGCGACCAAGGGCTTTAGAGCTATGAGCGGCAGCCCGAAGGAGGACATCGACGCCAATAACGCGACCCTCCGACAGCGTGCTCGGATGCTCTACATGGCCGCACCCATCGCCACCTCGGCCATCCGCACCAACCGCACCAACGTGGTCGGCATCGGGCTCCAGCTCAAGAGCCGGATCGACCGAGAGGCACTCGGCATGACGCAGGAGGCAGCGGACGCATGGCAGGCGCAGACCGAGCGGGAGTTTGCCATGTGGGCCAACAACAAGAGGGCGTGCGACGCAACCGGCGTCAACAACTTCGCCGCCATGCAGCAGCTCGCTCTAGCCTCGTGGCTTGTGAGCGGCGACGTGTTCGCGGTCATCAAGCAGTACGACCCTACGCCCCTCATGCCCTACTCCCTGCGCATCCACCTGATCGAGGCCGACCGAGTAGCGACTCCGACGAGTTCTGGCATCATCACCCCCATGCTGCTGACCACCGGCAAGGCAGCCAACGGCAATACCATCTTCGACGGCGTGGAGGTGGATGGCAGCGGGCAGATCGCCGCCTACCATATCCGCAGCACCTACCCCTTCGAGCTGGGCGCGGCATCGACCAAGTGGGCCCGCGTGGAGGCATACGGCCATCGCACCGGGCTCCCGAACATCCTGCACATCATGGAAAGCGAGCGCCCGGATCAGTACAGAGGCGTCAGCTACCTCGCACAGGTCATCGAACCCCTGCTCCAGCTCCGGCGCTACACCGAGAGTGAGCTGACCGCGGCCGTGGTCGAGAGCTTTTTCACCGCCTTCGTCAAGACCGAGGCGGGCGCCGGCGACAACCCGTTCAACGAGGTGGGGAGCAGCCTGCCGGAAGTGAGCCGGGATCCCAACGAATACGAGATGGGCCCCGGGCAGATCAACATCATGGAGCCGGGCGAAGATGTCACTTTTGCCGATCCTAAACGGCCGGCCAACGGCTTCGGCGCTTTTCTGACGGCGATCTGCCAGCAAGTGGGTGCGGCTCTCGAGATCCCCGCCGACCTACTGCTCAAGGCATTTAACAGCTCGTACAGCGCCAGCCGCGCCGCCCTTATGGAGGCGTGGAAGGCTTTTCGCATGAGGCGCAAGTGGTTTGTCGATGACTTCTGCGCCCCTGTTTACGAGATCTGGCTCGCCGAGGCCGTGGCCCGTGGACGCATCAGCGCCCCGGGCTTTTTCTCTGACCCCGCTATCCGTGCGGCATATCTCGGCGCCGAGTGGATCGGGCCCTCGCAGGGGCAGCTCGACCCGACCAAGGAGATCACAGCCGAGATCCTCGCCATCGGCGAGGGCATCACAACCCGCGAACAGGCCACGATCCGGCTCAACGGCGGCCAGTGGGACGCCAACGTCGACCAGCTCGCACGCGAAAACGCCAAGCTCGCCGAAGCAAACGCGCCCCTTCAGGGCGACAGCTCCTCCGGCACCGGCGGCGCATCAGGCGCAACCGAGCCCGGCGTGGTGGCTGCGCTGCGGAACGAAATCATCAAAGCACTCAAGGAGGATGAACACCATGAAAGCAAATAACCCGCCCCGCTGCATCGCGGGGCCTGCCCCTGTGCCTCCTACTGGCGGCAAGCTCCAGAAGTTCTGGAACATCGCCAGCACTGGCGACGACACGGGCGAGATCCTGCTCTACGGCGACGTCATGAGCAGCCAGCCGATCGACTGGTGGACGGGCGAGCCTGAGCCCGGCCTCTACATCACCCCCGAGGGCTTCCTCGAGGATCTGGCTGCCGTGAAGGACAAGAGCAACATCACCATCAAGATCAATAGCTGCGGCGGCGACCTCTACACCGGCATCGCTATCCACAACGCGATCAAGGGCCTGAGCGGAACCAAGATCGTCGTCGTGGAGGGCATCGCTGCCAGTGCGGCCAGCGTCATCATGTGCGCCGGCGACGAGGTACAGGTTTACCCCGGCAGCATGGTCATGATCCACGGCGTCAGCGGGCTCCTGTGGGACTACTACAACCTGCAAGACCTGAAGAAACTCCAGAAGGACTTCGACGCCAGCGAGCGGGCCGTCGCGGAGATTTACCATGCCAAGACTGGCATCGAGGTCGACCAGCTCCGCAGCATGATGACCCGCGAGACGTGGATGGTCGGTCAGGAGGCGGTCGACAACGGCTTCGCCAACACGCTGCTCGACGACGCGGGCCCGTCTGCTGCCATGAGCGCAGACAAAAAGGTGCTCCTCGTGGCCGGTATCAGGCACGATGTCAGTAACTTTAGGCACATCCCCGGGGTAATCCCGGTCAACAACAGCATCCACGCCGCTGCTGCGGCTGGAAATAAGCCGGAGACTCCGGCCATCAAAAACGAAGGAGGAAACAAATCCATGACCCTCGAAGAAATGAGAGCGCAGTACCCCGACCTCGTGGCTCAGATCGAGCAGCAGGCCGCGGCAACTGCAAGAACGGAGTCAATCACGCAGGAGCGTGAACGCCTTCAGGCCATCGAGAGCATCGAGGCCAGCGTGGGCGACGCGCAGCTCGTCCATGACGCCAAATATGGCGAAAACCCCTGCACTGCTGAGCAGCTCGCTTTTCAGGCTATGAAAAAGCAGGCGGCCCTCGGGATCAAGCACCTGAAGGACAGCGCGGCCGACAATGCTGACTCTGGCGCTGGCGACGTCGGCGCTGCTCCTAACGGCGGCGAGGAAGGCAGTGAGACCGACGACAAAGCCAAGGTAGACGCCATCGTCGGCATCTACAATTCCACCAAGACCAGCAAAGGAGGTAAAAACTAATGAGCAAGAGACTCGACGAAAACATCGGCGCCGTGGAATATGACGGCCTGATCGTTGGCAACGTGCCCGTCGCCGACGTGTTCACCGTGAAGATCCGCAAGCAGACGTCCGAAGCCGCGACCCTGAAGCGCGGCACCGTCCTCGCCCTCTCTGCCAGCGGCAGCGCCGCCGACGGCAAGATGGTGATCCTCGGTACTACCGCAACCGCCAACGAAGTCCTGACGGCCAACTGCATCCTCTGCGATGACGTGCAGGTCGGAACAGGCGCCGACGTGACTGCGCTGGCCTACCGCACCGGGCGTTTTGCCCGCAACAAGCTGATCGTCACGGCCAGCTACACCATGACCGCAGCCGACGAACAGGCGCTCCGTGAGGGCGGCATCCTGCTCGACGACGCGGTCGAATACTAAGCGAAGGAGGACAACAAAATGCCTTTTAACTTTTATGAGACCCACACGCTGCTCATGGCCGTGCAGCAGCTCACCCCTGCCACGACCTTCCTGCGTGACCGCTACTTCCCGACCAACGACGCGAGTGACATCTTCAACACTGACGACGTGCTGGTCGAGTACAGAGACGGCAGCAAAAAGCTGGCGCCCTTCGTCGCTCCCCGCAAGGGCGGCGTGACCATCCTGCGCAACGGCTACAACATGGAGAGATACACTCCTCCTTTTGTGGCTCCCAAGCGCCCCCTCTCCGCTGACGATCTGAAAAAGCGCGGCTTCGGTGAGGCCCTTTATACGCAGCTTACTCCTGAGCAGCGCCAGCAGACTCTCATCCTGAAGGACGCCGACGAGCTGGGCGAGTTTATCACTCGCCGTGAAGAAGCTATGGCTGCTGAGACCATGCTGACCAACGGCTGCATCATGAAGCACATCGCTGACGACGTCGACGCGGGCGACGAGATGGAGATCCGCTTCTATTCCGAAGATAGCAACCCCGCAACCTACACGCCTACGACCAAGTGGGACGCCGCCGGCGCGAAGATCCTCGCCGACCTCGGAGTGATGGCTCGTATGCTGACCGGAAAGGGCCTCCGCGCGACCGACCTGATCTGCTCTCCTGACGTGGCTGACACCATCGTCAACAACGAAGTCATCCAGAAGCTGCTCGACAACAAGCGCTACGAGCTCGGCATGGTCGAGCCCGAGGTGCTGCCTGCTGGCGCTGCTGTCATGGCGCGTCTGAACGTCAACGGCCGCATCATCAGCGTGATCTCTTACGACGAGACCTACACCGACGACGCCGGCAAGGATCAGCTCTACATCCCTTCCGGCAAGTGCATCCTGACCGCGCCCGCCTGCGGCCGCACTCTGTACGGAGCCGTCACTCAGGTGGAGCAGTCTGACGGCGAGTTCCACACTTATGCCGGCCGCCGCGTACCGAAGTATCTGTCCAACGCTGAGGGCAACACCCGCAGCCTGACGATCTCCAGCCGCCCGCTGCTGATCCCCAACAACAAGAACCCGTTCATCGCTGCGGACGTCCTGACTCAGGGCTAAGTGCAGCAGAAAGGAGCAGACCATGATCCAGATCATCGCGGGCACCTTCGGCTACTATAACGGCCGCAAGGTAGTCCCCATCACTAATCAGGATGGCCCCAAGCAGTTCGACCCCGAGCTGGAGGCCCGTCTGGTCAAGGAAGGCGTCGCCAAGTACGTCGATGTAGCACCTGTTCAGACCGAGGATCCCAACACGCCCGACCCGGCCGGCGCCAATGCGCCGCAAGATCCCGGCCAGCCCGGGGGTGGCACCGAGCCCCCTGTGGACGGCCTGCCTGAGTACAACGAGGACATGAAGCTCGACGAGCTGAAGGACGTCGCCGCAGCCTACGGCGTTGACGCCTCTACCATGCGTAAGAAGGCCGACGTCCTCGCTGCCATCGAGGCGGCCAAGACCGGCCAGACCGACGACGACGGCACCGACGACGAGGAGCCCCCTCAGTTCGGCGCTGCTGATCCTGTCTGATGGCCTTCAACTTCAAGGAGATGGTCGCCAACGACCGGCGCCGCGTTTTCCTCGATCTCTCTGAGTTCGGGGAGGAACACAAGGTCGAAGGCAAGACCATCGCGGCTGTACTTGACGACAACGCCCTGCGAGAACGCCAAGGGGGGCAAGAGCTGAGCGTGGCAGAGTCCTCTCTGCTGCTTTATGCAGCGGTCGAGGATCTGCCCGCCCGGCGCCCGGCGGGCGAGGGCTTGAACGTCGACGGCCGCGAGTACATCGTCAACGACTGGAGCGAGGACATGGGGATCGCAACTGTGGCTCTCGGCCAGACCGTGACCATGTAGGAGGTGCTGCACCGTGTCCATCGTTAATAGCATTGAGACCGTCCGGGGCTGGCTGAATACTGAGGTATGCCCTCTGGTAAAGCTGAAGCTCCCCGACGACAACGCCACAGACGCCTCCTACCCATACAAGCTGGTGAACCCGGCCGCCTTTTCCCTGTTTGTCCCGTCCAAAGACAGGACGCCCCCAAAGATCGCGGCGCCGATCCCTTCGGTCTGCGTCCAGCTCGCTCAGGGGGAGGATGACCTGATCGAACACACCCGCGGCATCAAGATCCGGCTCTGCTTTTCTGCATGGGATCCCGGCTACCACGGGCCCGACATCTATTTACCGCAGGGCAACGGCAGCGGCACCTATATCCAGCAATATAACAGCGAGGCAGCTGACTTCTTTCAGAAGAACGGCGAGGGCTGGCGTGACGCATGGAATTTCGTGGACACGGCGCTCAGATTGATTGAAAACGCCGAGCACATCGGAGACCTGCGCGTCATCAAGGAGCTCGGCATCACCTTCGGCCCCGTCGCTGAGCAGGACGCTGTACCTGACTTTTATCCCTACTGGTTTGCATGGGCTGAGTTCTCCGTCGAGGAGACCATCACCCGGCACGCCAAAAACTATGACCATCTGCTTTAAGGCAGCCGAGTCCTCGGCTGTCTAATTTTATGCAAAGGAGGACAAGCACATGGCAAACGAGTACCTCTACGGCGCCTACGGCCACATCGGTGAGACCGTGGCACAGAGCGCCGTGCAGGCGGGCACTACGCCGATCTATATCGGCACCGCGCCCGTCAACCTCGTGCGCGGCTTTGACAAGGCCGGCATCATCAACGAGCCCGTGAAGATCAGCAACCTGATCGAAGCGCAGAAAAAGCTCGGGTATGCGGCCGACTGGGGCACCTTCACCCTCTGCGAAGTCATGAACGCGCACTTCAACAACACCATCGGCAACATCGGCCCCATCTACGTCATCAACGTGCTGGATCCCGCTGCCGGCAAGCACAGAAAGGAGACGCAGACGACCGCACCACTGAGCTTTGCAGGCGGCCGCGCCGAGTTCGCCAGCTCCACCATCATCCTCGACACCCTGACCGTCGCCAAGGCCGGCGACGACGCCGGCAACTACGTCGAAGGCGAGGACTACGCCGTGGACTACAACTTCACCAAGGGCACGGTCATCATCACCAGTCTGATGGAGGATGCGCAGCTCACTGGCAACCTGACGGCCAGTTTCTACGAGGTCGACGATTCTCTGGTGGAGGATGCTGACATCATCGGCGGCGTAACTGCTTCTGGTGAGTACAGCGGCCTGAGCTCCATCGCGCTGCTCTACCCTGAACAGTTTGCAGTCTGCAATCTGATCGCGGCCCCCGGATGGAGCCATAGTCCCGCAGTTTATAACGCCATGCTCACCGCCTGCCAGAAGATCAACGGCCACTGGGACGCCTTCGTCGTCGCTGATCTTCCTCTGGTGGATAGCACTGCGGCGGCGGTTGACACCATCGAGAAGGCGATCGCGTGGAAGAAGAACAACGCCTTCACCGGCGAGCGGTCGAAAGTGTTCTGGCCGCAGGGCCTCGACAATCTCGGCAACGTCTACCACCTGAGCACGCTGGCGGCGGTCGAGTTCATGAGGGCCGACTTCAGCCACAACAGCGTACCGATGGAGACTTGCGGCAACAAGGCCGTGCCGGTCATCAAGCAGTATTTCGGAGAGAACGCGACAAACCGCGGCTTCGACCAGCAGGCCGGAAAGGAGCTCACGCAGAACGGCATTAGCACCGTCGTAGCGTGGGCTGGTGAGTGGGTGCTGTGGGGCGACCACACCGCTGCATATACCTACGGCGCCGAAGTCGACCCCCGCGCCATTTTCGACGTCTCCATGCGTATGCTCATGCACATCACCAACAGTTTCCAGCGCGAATGGAGCCCGAAGATCGACGAGCCCATGACCAGAGCACTGAAGGATCAGATCATCAACCGCGAGCAGGAGAAACTCGACGGCTACGTCAGCATGGGCGCCCTGATCGGCGAGCCGAAGATCCTGTTCCTCGAGAGCGAGAACAGCACCACCGACATCATGAACGGCGACTTCAGGTGGGACATCAACGTCACCCCGACGCCTCCGCTCAAGAGTGCCAGCGTCTACGTCGCATACACCGACGCCGGCTTCTCTGTCTACTACGAAGGAGGTGAGGAGTAATGGCATGGATCGACCTCAACGGCCCCGTACTGGCTGATACTGTGTACGACGCCGGCAAACTGGTCGCCAAAGATGTGACCATCACGCTGCCGGCCATCAATCTCCTGACTGCTGACTTCAAGGCGATGGGCACCATGACGCTGCCGATCATCGGCCAGATCGAGGCTATGGAGGCGACCGTCAACAAGGTCGGCACCGACATGGGCCTGCGTTCTATGGCCTCTCTCGACAGCAGAACGCTCGAGTTCCGCTGGGTGCAGGACGTCAAGAAGGCAGACGGCTCCACCAAGACCGTCGGCTGCAAGGCGTTCCTCCGTGTCGTGACCAAGACGATTCCCGGCCTGTCCGTGGATCCCGGCAGCCAGAGCGAGAATGAGCTGGGCTACGCGGTCAGCCGTTACCAGCTTTTCGTCGACGGGACGGAATACTGGCTGATCGACCAGCTCAATCAGATCCTCCGCGTCGGCGGCAAGGACTACTATAAGCAGATCCGCAGCCTGCTGTAACAGACAGGGCCGCCCCTCTCTGGGGCGGCTCTTATTTTCGGAAAGGAGTACCCCATGAAGAACAAGATTACACTCAGCAACCCGCTGACCATCAACAACAAGAAGCGCACAGAGCTGACCTATGACGCGAATGAAATCACCGCGCAAATGTTCGCGGAGGCCGACGCCCGCAAGCTGACCGCCAGCGGATCTAAGACCGGCAACGCGGCCGGCGCGGCCGAGCTGGACTACGGCCTACACCTCTACCTCGGCTTCGAGGCGATCATCGCCGTCAACCCCGAGATCGACATGAGCGACCTCGAGCGCATCCACGGCTACGACGTCATGCAGGTCATGAGGATCGGCCGGGATTTTATTTCCGGGAGGTCGGAGGAACCCTCCAGCCAAAACAGCTCCGGCGAGCAGTCCGAGACTACGCCCGAGCCTTCCACACCTCAGTCCGAGACATCGGAGAGCGAAGGCTGACCGACTTCCTGACGGAATACGGCGAGGCCGTGGAAGAAGCCAAGCAACAGGCGAAGCGCCACACAGCGCCAACCATTAAAAAGCCGCACATCAGAAGGAGGTGACACACATGGCAGGAAAAGGGAAAGAACTTCAGGCGGTTGTCAATCTGGCCGGCAGCATCGACCCCTCGCTCGGGAAGGCGATCGAGTCCGCGCAGAAAAAAATCAGCGGCCTGAACGTGAAAGCTCTCGCCGTGGGTGCCGCCGTCGGCGGCATCGCGGTCGCCACCGGCAAGGCCGTGGTGGATGCTGGCAAGTACCTGAAGGATCTCGGCAGCCAGTTCGACGAAGCAACAGACGCCATCCGCATCGGCACTGGCGCGACTGGCGACGCTCTGGATGGGCTGCTCGATGACTTCGACGAGGTCTACAAGAGTGTGCCGACCACTATGGAGGACGCCAGCAAAGCCATCGCGGACTACAACACCCGGCTCGGCCTGACCGGCCCGCAGCTTCAGGAGATCTCCAAGCAGGCACTCCAAGTGAGCGATATGCTGGGGGACGACCTCGGCGGCGTAATCGAGGAGTCGAGCCAAGCTTTTCAGCAGTGGAACATCGACGCCGAAAACATGGGCGGCGCGATGGACTACATTTTCAAGGTCAGCCAAAGCACCGGCATGGGCTTCACTGACCTTATGAGCGATATGCAGAAGTTCGGCCCGCAGCTTCAGGAAATGGGCTATTCCTTCGAGACAGCGTCCGCGCTCATGGGCCAGCTCGACAAGGCCGGCGTCAACGTTGAGGAAGTCCTCGGCGCCATGAAAAAGAGTGTCGGCACACTGGCGAAGGAAGGCATCAGCGCGAGCGATGGGCTGGCTATGTACTACGAGCAGATCAAGAACGCAGGCACGGCCGCAGAGGCCGCAAGCATCGCGTCGGAGATCTTCGGCACCAAGGCCGGATCCACAATGGCCGCGGCGATCAGAGACGGCACTCTCTCCGTCGAAGATCTGACGGAAAGCCTGCTGGAGAACGGCGAAACCATTGCCGGCGCGGCCGAGGACACCTACGACTTCGCTGAGCGCCTCCAGATCATGAAGCAGGGCCTCGAGGTCGCCCTGAAGCCGATGGCAAACACTGTGTTCGACGGCCTCAACAAGTTCATGCCTGTGCTGCAAAAGCTCATGGAGCAGATCGTCCCGGTCATCAGCGACGCGGTCGAAGCTGCGGCGCCTTTTGTCGAGGAGTTCCTCATGGGAGCGGCTGACGCTCTCGAGGACGTGCTGCCGCTGATCTCTCAGCTTGCGGCCGATCTGCTACCGATCCTGACGCAGCTCATGAGCACCCTGCTCCCGCCACTGCTCAGTTTGGTGCAGACTCTACTCCCGCCGCTGATGCAGATCGTCGGGGCAATTTTGCCGCCGATCGCCAGCCTTCTGAGCACGATCCTCCCCGTGATAACGCAGATCGTGAGCGCTGTGCTGCCGGTACTTGTGCAGATCATTTCCGCACTGCTGCCAGTCATCACCCCGCTGCTGGAGGTCGCGCTTCAGATCGTCAACGCCGTCATCATGCCGCTTCTGCCGCCTCTGATGCAGATCGTCCAAGCACTGCTGCCGCCTCTCGTGTCCCTGCTCAACCTCGTCATGCCGATCCTGAGCCCGCTGCTGGCCCTGCTTCAGCCAATCGCCTCCGTACTGGGGACGATCGCCGACGTCATCGCCAAGATCGTGAGCTTCGGCTCCGGCGTCATCAGTAAGATCGCCGGCCTGTTCGGCGGCGGGGGTGGCGGGGGCGTCTCCGGCTACGCGACTGGTGGCTTCACGAGCGGCCCGTCTATCGCAGGCGAGGATCCGCGATACCCTACTGAGGCTGTTATCAGCTTTAACCCTGCATACCGCAGTGAAAATCTCGAATACTGGGCCAAGGCCGGGCAAATGCTCGGCGCGTCTAACGAGAGCGACTACGAGCTGCTGAGCGGAGGCTCGAGCACGTCCGTGGTCTATGACCTGAGCGGGCTCTCCTTCTCCCCGCAGATCAAGATCGAAGGAGACACCGACGAGGACGCTCTAATCCGCAAGCTGCGCGAGCTGGAGCCTGAGTTCATTGACTTCGTTCTCGAAGCACTAAGCAGAAGGGAGGGCGGCGCCTATGTCACAGCAGACAGTCGGCTTTATTGAGTACATCGCACAGGGCGGCGACACCTTTGACAGCATCGCGCTGGCTGCCTATGACGAGGAACGCACGGCGAGCACCATCATCGCCGCCAACCCCGACCTCTGCGACGTCCTGATCTTCGAGGGCGGCGAGCTGGTGCGGATCCCGATCGTCGAGACCGTAACCACACCCGATACGCTGCCACCGTGGAGGAGGTGAACCATGTGAAAGTCTTATATCAAGGCGTCGACATTTACCCCGACATCAGCGTCCACCGCTGCTATCACGATATGCACGCCGAGAAGCAGAGCGACGAGCTGCTGCTGAAACTGAACGACACCCGCCAAATGTGGGACACATGGAACCCCAAGAAGGGCGACACCATCGCCGTCGAGGACGGAGCGGCAAAAACCGGCAAAATGTTCGTCGAGAGCGTCGTGCCCGAGTCCGGCATCGTGACCCTGCGAGCCTACTCTATGCCGCAATCCGTGAAAGACAAGCGGAGCAAGGCGTGGGAGAAGGTCAAGTTCCTGCAACTGGCACAGGAGATCGCCGACCGGCACGGCCTGACGCTCCAGACCTACGGCATCACTGACCAGACCTATGACTACGTCGAGCAGAATAACCTCCCCGACTTTGCCTTCTTCCAGCAGCGTTGCACTCTCGAGGGTGCGGCGTTTCTGGTCTACGATGGCAATCTGGTGGTCTACGACGAGGCATACATGGAAAGCCAGACGCCAAGTGACACCATCACCATCACACCCGCCAGCGACTTCCAGTACCGGGACGAAGGCACCAACGCCTACGGCTCGGCCGAAGTAGTCAACGGAGGACTGACCGGCGCCTTCTCGGCGCCGGCTGGCGGCGACAAAGTGCTCCACAAGGTCATCCCGATCCGAATGAGCGACCAGTCAGAGGCCGACCGCTTCGCCCGCGGGCTCCTGCGGGACGCCAACAAAGCGGCGACGGTCGGCGTCCTCTGGACGGGCTCTCTGCTGCGTAACTACGCAGCGGGCTCCGTGGTCACTCTGGCGACCGAGGGCGTGAAGTCGTGGGACGGCGCGGCCTTTATCAACCGGATCCGTCACGACTACGTCAAGACCCGGAGCAAACTGTACCTCCGCAGACCACTGGAGGGCTACTAATGAACAGCAACAATCAAATGATCCAAAAGGGCAAGATCTCCACAGTGGAGGGAGCTGCTGACCGCAACGGCGACAAGACCACGGCTAGAGTGCTCCCCTGCACCGCTGACGGCATGGTCACGCGGCCGCTCACGATCCCGTGGTGGCTGCGGGGTAAGATGGGAAACCTGAAGCCCGGCGACGAGGTCGCCTATGCCATGTTCGAGGACGGCACCGGCATCATCCTCTCCCGCATGGATGGGGAATGGGACGGCACCGTGCCCGGCAGCGTAAAGGTCGAAAAGGGCGACGTGACCGTGCCTGACGGCGACGTCACTGCCTCCGGCATCAGCCTCAAGACCCACAAGCACGCCGGCGTCCACGGGGAGACCAGCGGCCCGCATTAAGGAGGCGAGACGCACATGGCCATCATGGCGAAATGGGGCGGTAAGACGTGGGAAGTCTCCAGCCGAAAGATCGCAGCCCTAAACGGCATCTCGGCCGGCGTCGAGCTGGACACCGAGAACAGCGACGATAAGGCCGGATCCCCGGCTACCAAGACCAAGGCTCTGAAACTTCAGAGTCTCTCCTTCGACTTCGACGTCGCTATGGTAGCCGGCGCCGACGTCCGCGGCGAGTATGAGTCATGGACTGAGCTCGTCGGCAACTATGCCCCGTTCTATCTGGCGGGCCGACGCTTCGGCCCGCCCAAGCTCCAGCTCACGGCCGTGAAGCTGAGTGACACCACGATCGACGACTTCGGCAGGATCCTGAAGGGCAAGATCTCCATCACCCTGACGGAATACGCTGAGGAAGCAAGTAGCAAGAAGGCGACCAGCTCCTCGAGCAGCTCGTCCGGCACCAAAAAGGCCGCAGGGGTGGCAACCTACAAGGAACTCGGCATCAGCTCCTCCGCTGCCTCGATCGGGGCGTCCAGCAGCGACAAGGCTGCGAGGAAACCCAACAACACACAACTGACCAAGTAAAGCGAGGTGATCCCATGAAAGCAAGCGGTAACGGCACGCCACAGACGTGCGTACAGAACCTTCTCAAGACGACCCGCGGTGAGGTGCCCTATGAGCGCATCAAAGGGATCGACCGCTCGCTGATCGACCAACCGAGCGAAACGGCGGCCCCTGAGCTGGCTGCCGAGGTGGAGTTCGTAGTGGAAACCTACGAGCCCCGCGTAAAGCTCACCGACGTCGAGCTGATAGCTCTGGCCGCTGAGATGGGCGGCTTCGAGATCAACGCCAGTATCGACAACACCAACACATGAAGGAGGTGGACACCATGAGCGACGAGACCAACACCTACGGCGAGGACATCCACCTCACCACCATCGACTCAAGCACCATCTACACCGAGCTCATCACTGCTCTGGAAAAGGGCGCGGGTGAGCCACTGTACCCCGGCGACGAGCGCAGGATCTACGGGGAGGCTCTCGTGGCTGTGTTCGTCGCGCTCTACAACAAGCTCGACGACGTCGGCCGGCAGACCCTTCTCCGCTATGCACGCGGCGAGGTGCTGGACGCCATCGGCGAGCGGCTCGGCGTCAAGCGACTCGAGGGAGACACGGCCAAGACTGTCATGCGCTTCTCGCTGAGCACTCCGAGAGAGACCAACATCATCATCCCGAAGTGGACAAAGGTCACGCCCGACGGCGAAAACTACTTCGCCACCGACGAGATCGCAGTCCTTCAGGCTGGCACTTACTCCGTGGAGATTCCCACGTCGGCAGTCGGCAACGGCGTCAAGTTCAACGGCTACGCAGCCGGCACGATCACGACGCTGGTCGACCTGATCCCGTACATCGAGAGCGTGACCAACCTGACCGAGACCGCAGGAGGAGACGACGGCGAGCCCTACACCGAGGCTGGCGACAATCGGCTGCGCGAGCGGATCAGACTGGCCCCGGCTAAGAGATCCACGGCTGGCCCTGAGCTGGCCTATATCTACTGGGCCATGACGGCCGACAGCTCCATCATCGACGTTAAGGCGGTCAGCGAGACCGAGACCATCAGCAGGACGCTGTCTGTCTACAACGGCCACGCCTTCAAGGGCGGCGCCACGCTGCTGACCGACACCCTGATCGTCAGGGCCCACGGCGAAAGCGCCGCGGCTGTGAAGGACGTCGACTACGTGATCGACTACACGGACGACCTGCTCACCATCGAAGTTAAAGGCAGTCTCGCCGACGCCGAGAGCATCGACATCGAGATCACACAAACCCTCGAGGGCTGCGTGAAGATCGTGCCACTGCTGGATGGCGGCAAGACGCCGGACAGCTCCATGCTGAGCAAGGTGCTGGAGGCGGTCAACGCAAAGGACACGCGCCCCATGACCGACAAGGTGCGGGCCGTGGCTCCAGCTACTGTACCCTACGACATCGAGATCACCTACTACACCACGCCGGACACCGAGGCCGAGGTCGTGGCAAATGTGGAGGGATCCGACGGCGCGATCGCCCGCTACAACGAATGGCAGACCACAGCGCTCGGCCGTGACATCAACCCCGACAAGCTCAGAAGCCTGATCCTCTCCCCGAGGTGGGCCGAAGGGCTTGAGGGCGCGATCCGCGTCGACGTGGTCAAACCTGAGCACACCGCAGTCGCCGACACCGAGGTCGCGGCCTTCAGCGGCAGGCTGATGGTCAGCCACAAGAGCGTCACGGGGGTGGTCTGATGAAACTGCAAGAAACCGAGATCCTGAAACTGCTGCCAGCATGGATGAGGGACGATGGCAGCGTCAAGGGACTCGCCGAAGGCACTGACGAGGTCGCTCGGGCTCTGGCTGCGAGGATCAAGCTCATGAGCAGGTGGAACCAGATCGACCAGCTCGATGAGCAGACTCTCGACGAGATGGCGTGGGAACTGAACATCCAGTGGTATGACAGCACGGCCCCGATCGAGGCCAAGCGGGCCGTCATCCGCAACAGCGACCTCGTCTACTCCAAGCTCGGCACCAGCTACGCCGTGCAGCAGATCGTAACTGACTACTTCGGATCCGGCGAGGTACGTGAGTGGGATGAATACGGAGGCCGCCCTTTTCACTTCAAGATCCTGAGCGACAACCCTGAGCTCGTCAACAATAACCTCGAGCTTTTTCTGAAACTGCTCGGCGTCGTAAAGCGCCGCAGTTCGTGGCTCGACGCGATCCTGATCTGTCTTACCGGCGAAATGTTTCTTTTCTCTGGCATGGCCGTCCGGGAGCACTCACACGAGGAACATGTTATAGGCTGCGACGAGATCTACCTCTACACAGGAGCGGTTGTCCACGATAACAACCGGGAGACCGTGACCATCGGCGCCGGCGAGCTATTTGCAGAATAACGCAGAAAGGAGAAGCGCATGGCTGCATTTATCAACAATGACATCACGGCGGCCGGCCTGATCGTCCTCGCAAAGGGCGCAGCCGGCCAGAAAATTACCTACACCAAGATCGTCCTCGGAGACGGCTACCTCGAGGAGGGTCAGACGCCCCGCTCCCTCACCGGCGTGGTCAGCCCGAAGGCGGTCATTGACATCACCAAGCTGAAGGTCAACACCGACGGCACTGTGGCGGTCGGCGGCATCTTTACCAATGACCAGACGAGCGACGGCTTTTTCTACCGGGAGCTCGGCCTCTATGCAGAGGATCCCGACCCGGCCGTCGGCGAGGTGTTGTACTGCTACGGCAACTGCGGCGACCTCGCTGAGTGGATCCCGCCCACCGGCGGCGCCACCATCGTCGAGAAAACCATCGACATCGTCACCGCGATCGGCACAGCCACCAACGTCACCGCCTACATCCCGGCCGACGCCTACGCCACCAAAGAGGACTACGAGACCTACAAGGCCATCGCCCTCGCAGCGCAGGCCATCGCCAACGAGGCCATCGAGATCGCCCGGCAGGCCGTAAAGACGGCCAACGAAGCTAAGCAGGCCACGATCGACCTCAACAAGGCCGTGACGCAGAACACCAGCAAGATCCAAACCCTGTGGGACGCCGTTTTCAGCGAAATCACGAGCAACCCCTTCCAGATCACATTTGTGGATCTGTCTGGCATCACCCTGAGCTCCGGCATCTGGAACGCTACCCTCCAGCGGCTCGAGTGCTAAGGTAGCCGACAGAAATCACACGAAAGGAGGCTGCGAATGTATAGAGGCACCACACCGACCATCACCATCAACTGCGACATCGACGCCAGCGAGTTCGTGACTCTGTGGGTGACTTTCTGCGTCCAGAAGCGGAGCACCTACGGCCAGCCGCAGGAAGTCGAGATCACCAAGCGTCTCGAGGACGAAGGCATGGACGTTGATGGTCAGGTCATCAGCATCACCCTCACGCAGGCCGACACGCTGCTGCTCGGCTCGCTGGATCCCGAAACAGATCAGACCGTGGAGGTGCAGATCCGCGGCAAGACGGCAGACGGGAGAGCCTTCGCCAGCAACATCATGACGGCTCCGGTCAGCCGGATCCTGAAGGACGGGCAGATCTGACCGTGAGCGTCGACTTTAAGGCTAAGTTCTCCGGCAGCGCGGAGGCTTTTTCGGCCACCATGAGCGAGGCGCCCGCCGGCATGACGGCATCCATGAAGGAGACCGGCGGCGGCACCGCCTCCAACTACCAAACCCTGCGCAACAAGCCGAAGATCAACGGCATCGAGCTCTCTGGAGACCTGACAGCCGAGGAGCTCGGCATCACTTCAGACCGGCACTACACGCACAAGCAGGCGCAGGCTGCGAAGGTCTGGACAATCAACCACGGGCTCGGAAAGCGGCCGTCTGTGACGGTCGTGGACAGCGCCGGCACGGCCGTCATCGGAGAGATCGAATACCTCAACGACAACACCGTGCGTCTGACGTTCTGCGCTGCCTTTTCCGGGACTGCATACTGCAATTAGGAGGTAAAGCATGAAGTTTTTGACCAACCTCGACCTCAGCCAGAACGAGATCCAGAACGCGATCATCCAGCCTCTCGTAACGGCTCCGGCCAATCCCAAGCTCGGCCAGATCTACTACAACAGCTCCGACTCGCTGCTCTATCAGTACGACGGAGCACAGTGGAAACCCGTCGGCAAGGGCTACGAGCTGCCCGCTGCTACCAAGATCGCCCTCGGCGGCATCAAGGTGGGCGACCGCCTCAGCGTGACCGCGGACGGCACGCTCTCGGCCGATAAGCAGACCGACAATAACCTGACAGCCGCCCTGAAGGCCAACTACGACGCCGCATACGAGCACAGTCAGGCCAGCCACGCGCCGGCCGACGCTGAGGCCAACGTCCAGAGCGACTGGAACGTGACCGACTCGACGAGCGACGCCTTCATCAAGAACAAGCCCGCGATCCCTTCGCAGGCGTCTGACGTGGACGCAATCCCCGCCAGCCAGAAGGGAGCAGCCGGCGGCGTGGCAGAGTTGGACAGCTCCGGCCATGTTCCTGCCGATCAGCTCCCGAGCTATGTGGACGACGTCATCGACGCCTACATCGTGAGCGGGGCCACGGCCTTCTCCTCTGGCTGGCTGTCTGCAAGCGACGGCGGCACAGCCCTGACGCCTGAGTCTGGCAAGGTCTACATCATCCTGACGGACGGCCAATACGAGGCACAGACCTACCGCTGGAGCGGCACCGTCTACGCACCGATCGGCAACGATCTCGCCCTCGGCGAGACCGAGAACACTGCATACCGTGGCGACCGCGGCAAGGTGGCATACGAGCACAGTCAGGCCAGCCACGCGCCGGCCGATGCTGAGAAGAACGTGCAGGCCGACTGGAATGTAGAGGACACTAACAGCGACGCCTACATCCAGAACAAGCCGACTATCCCGAAGGCCGTCACCAAGACCGTACAGACCATGACAGCGGCAGCAACCGCAACCTACACGGTCAGCGGCTACATCGTCAGCGTCGTGCTGATCGACAGCGTCACCAAGGAGCAGATCATGGGCGACCTGAGCTTCGACAACGCAACGGCCTCGGCCAACAGCAAAGTGACCGTGACCTTCTCGGCAGCTCCTACCAACCCTGTCCTCGTAATCATCACCAGCGTCGCGCTGTAAGGAGGGCCGGGCCATGAAACACTACGGAGCCGTCGAGGATCCCAAAGATCTCACGACGAAGGAATACGTCGACACGGCTAACGCAGTTCTCAAGGTCAAGGTCGACGCCCTATGGGACGCGATTTTTGTAGACATCACCGCCAACCCCTTCCAGATCACCTTCGAGACCCTTGAGGGCGTCACAGTGACGACCGGTATCTGGAATGAGAGCTACGCGAGGCTCGAGTGCTGATGCGCGGCGGCTATGACTACACCCCGATCCCGCTGAGCGAGGCGTCCTGCATCATCGCCCACCTGTTTGTCGAGCTGGCGCTGCCATGCTCCTGCTGCAACAGGGAGGACAACGACGAGATCGTCATACAGGGCACCGCCTACGATGGAACCGGGGCCAAGATCATCATCAAAGGCAAGGAGGTGAGGTACTACGGCAAGCAACGGACACTCGCGGCAATACGAGCGGGCCAGTGTAGGCCGCCCGCCCTTCGGCCGTGAGAAACTGCCAGAGATGCAGGTCATCACCGACGCCAAGGAGCTGCGAAAGCACACATACAAGAAGGTCAGAAACACCAACATCTTCCCGAAAAAGGACAGGCTGCTCGCCGACAAAATGTTCGACGAGGCCGCCGATCTGGTGGCTGACCTGATGGAGGCCAACGACCACCTCCTGACCGACCCGGAGGAGCGGGAGCTGCGCTTCAGGGCACAGCGGTCAGCTCTGCGTAACTGCCGCAAGCTGATCGACAACATCGAGTTCGCTCATGAGAACCTCCCGGGCGTGACTGATGACGCCTTCGCCTTCTGGTCAAGACTGGCGGCCGGGGTCAAGAACCAGACCGCCGCATGGTACAAAAAAGATAGAGAAAGGGCTGCCAAGCTGGTCACATAGACCTAACAGCAGCCCCGTGGGGTATGCCTTGTTTTTTCGTGCCGGGTCGGCCAACAACGCCCGCAACGTCAACACCGATGGCACGCTGAACAGGAACAACG